GAATTGCTGCAGTGGGAAATGGTAAGGAAACTTTGGTCTAATGCAGAGAAAACTTATATAGCTGGAGATGATGATCAAGCTATATTTAAATGGGCAGGTGCAGACGTAGATCATTTTATTGCACTTAAAGAAGAAGTTGATGATATACAAACTTTAAATCAATCTTATCGTATACCTGGTGGACCCATACATGAATTATCACAGAAAGTAATTGGTCAAGTACAAAATAGATTTGATAAAGAATACAAACCAAGAGAAGAAGAGGGACTTTTACGCAGATACTCTGACGTTACACAAGTTGATATGTCAAAAGGTAATTGGTTAGTATTATCTTCTGCTAATCATTTTTTAGATCCAGTCAAAGAGGTATGTGAATTACGAGGTTGGTATTATCAATATCGCGGAGCTAATTCTATATCTTTAAAATTATTGTTGGCTCTAAATAATTGGGAGTCTTGGCGTAAGGGCTGTATGTTAAATCATTTAGAAATAAAAAATATTTATGAGTATCTAGGTTCGAATGTATTAGAAGGATTTAGAAAAGGTAAAACACTACATTCTGAAGATAAGTATACTTTAGAAGAATGTAAGAAAGATCATGGTTTGGTTATAGATAAAGTTTGGTATGAAGCCTTTGAAGGTTTAGATACCATAACCGAAAACTACATTCGTAATATGAGGGCGAATGGAGAAACATTAAATAAAAATCCTCGTATAATAATGTCAACCATACACGGAGCGAAAGGAGGAGAAGCTGACAAAGTTTTATTGATGCAAGACATAACAAACGCAGCACTCGAAACATTTAGTCATGACCCAGATGAATTACATAGATTATTTTATACTGGAGCGACGAGAGCGAAGCGTGAATTGCACGTCTTGGATCCAAGAGATTTTGATAAAGCTTATTTATTATGACACACAAAGATCTATTTAAATCAACAACATACGATTCATTAGAAAAGCAGGTCGGCGGCAAACATTATAAAAATATGAAGATTCAGCCAGCACACTTTATAAACGAAAATAAGTTGCTTTTTGCAGAAGGCAACGCTATAAAGTATATCTGTAGACACCAGTCAAAAGGAAAAGAGGAAGATGTGAAGAAGGCAATCCATTATCTAGAAATGATACTAGAGAGAGACTATTCGTGAGAAGTACACAAATACCTCTATTCACTCCAGAAACAGAATGGGTGATGCCAGATGAACTTAAAGATCTTCGCGGAGCCAAACAAATAGCAATCGATTTAGAAACTAATGATCCAGACTTGAAAGAGCTGGGTTCTGGTAATGTCACTGGAAAAGGGCACATTGCTGGCGTTGCGGTGGCCGTAGAAGGCTGGTCAGGGTATTTTCCTATAGGACATGAGTCTAATGGCAATATGGATAAAAAACTGGTGTTTTCATGGTTGCAAGATATGTTTAACCAAAAAGATACCACCTTCATATTTCATAATGCCATGTATGATATCTGTTGGTTAAGATCAGTAGGACTGACCATCAAAGGTAAAATTGTAGATACAATGATAGCTGCGTCTTTGATTGATGAGAATAGATTATCTTATCAATTAAATACGTTATCAAAATATTATGTGGGTATGGGTAAAGATGAAAATATTTTAAACGCTGCAGCAAAAGAATATGGCATCGATGCTAAAAAAGATTTGTGGAGATTGCCTGCAATGTTTGTGGGTCAGTATGCAGAGCGTGACGCAGAGTCTACTTTAAAACTTTGGCAACGATTAGAAACAGAAATGTATCAACAAGAATTATGGGACGTATTTAATCTTGAGACAAAATTATTTCCATGTCTAGTTGACATGAGATTTAAAGGTGTAAGAGTTGATTTAGAAAAAGCAGACAATATTAAAAAATCTTTGATGCACAAAGAGAAAAAAATATTAAATAAAATCAAGCATTTAACTGGTGTTGATGTAGAGATAATGGCAGCACGTAGTATTGCCAAAGCATTTGATAAATTAAAACTACCATATGATAGGACAGAAAAAAGTAAAGAACCTAGTTTTACAAAAAACTTTTTACAAAATCATCCACACGAATTACCAAAAGCAATTGCTGAAGCAAGAGAAATAAATAAAGCTCACAGCACATTTATTGATTCAATAACTAAACACGCAGTTAATGGTAGAATACACGCAGATATAAATCAAATACGATCAGATGCAGGCGGGACGGTGACTGGTAGATTTAGTATGTCTAATCCAAACTTACAACAAATACCAGCAAGACATCCAGAGTTAGGTCCTTTGATTCGATCTATATTTATTCCAGAACAAAATCATACGTGGGGATCTTTTGATTACTCACAACAAGAACCCAGAATATTAGTGCACTATGCAAAGCTACAAAACTTAACTGGTGTAGATGAAATTGTAGATGCATACAATGCAGGTGATGCAGACTTTCACCAAGTTGTTGCAGATATGGCAGGCATAGAACGTAAACAAGCCAAGACAATTAATTTAGGTTTGATGTATGGCATGGGAAAAAATAAATTAATGGCAGAATTAGGATTAATGAAAGAATCTGCAGAAAAATTAATTAGGCAGTATCATACCAAAGCGCCTTTTGTAAAACAATTAATGGACAATGTATCTCGTAAAGCAAATGATCGAGGAAAGATTAGAACTTTACTTGGTAGAGCCTGTCATTTTGATTTATGGCAACCTGTTCAATTTGGTGTATATAAACCTTTACCATTAGAACAAGCGAGAAAAGAGTATGATGAGCCTTTAAAACGTGCATTTACTTACAAAGCTTTAAATAAACTAATACAGGGATCGGCTGCTGATATGACAAAAAAATCAATGGTAGCCCTCTATGAAAATGGTATAGTACCTCACATTCAAATTCACGATGAAGTTGATATTTCAGTGGAGTCGAATGAAAAGGCAGAGGAAATAATTGAAATTATGGAATCTGCAGTAGAACTAAAGGTCCCTAACAAAGTAGATTACGAGTCGGGGGCTAACTGGGGTGAAATTAAATAATGGCATATTTAAATGCAAACATACCACCAATATACGCCCAAATAAAAAGGGAGTATTTGTATGACCTTAAAAAACACCATGGCGAAGTTGAAGATTGTATTATCTTCGGTATATCGAGTCTTGGTGGAAGGGCTATATTATTTCACGCTCTTATGGGTAACGGTGCAATATTTTACCGCCTACCTATTAGCGCTTTTATTCAGAGAGGATACGACCCGACCAGAGTTCCCAAGCGCAGGCTGGATGAACTTGAGCTTTGGAATTCTTTCTCTTATTATCCTACTGTCACTCACTGGGCTATTTTAAGCGCAGCTTCCGGTTATTATTTTGGTAAAGATAAAAAGAAACACTATGGGTCTTATTTATTTACTATTGACTGGGGACACCCAGATGCTAATATATTAGACACTGACCATTCAGAGATCCCGCACGAACATAAGTGCGCACACATAATTGCTCTAGATGATGGCAATTTTGCAGCACAACCTAACAATAGATGTATTTGGGATTTACCTTCATTTACTGTCAAAGATAACATCCCTGATTGGAAAGTACAAAGCAACGAATGGAACGTAGAAGATTCAGGTAAGTGGAGAACCGCAGACACTGATGACTTCTTCTACGAGATCGAGGAGCAAAAAAATGATTGATAAAATTAAAAATGCAGCCATGCACTACTGGACTGAACACAAAAAAGTAGTAATCGCTGTGGTTGTTGTAATTGTTATAGCAATAATATTGTAGGTTTTATGACGGGAGATTGTTATGAATTACAAATTCACTGCAATACTCATAATTCTATTGTGCCTTATGGCATTTTTTTTAGAACCTGGATATATACCTAGATGAGTAAAAAGCCTTTAAACATATCTGAAGAAGCAGCTGTGCAAATGCCAATGAAGACGGTTGCCAGTTTGATCGCGATGATTGCGGTCGGCACCTGGGCTTATTTTGGTATTCACGAAAAACTAAATCAACACAGCACAAAGATAGAGTTGATGACAAAAGACTTAGAACAAAACTCAGAGTTTAGAATTAAATATCCACGTGGAGAGCTTGGTCAATCAAGTGGAGAGGCAGAGCTTTTCATGTTGGTGGAACACCTCGCAGGTGTTTTAGAAGAAGTAGATAAGGAAGTAAAGAGCATGAGAAACAATGCAGTAAACATAGAATTTTTAAAAGATAGGACGAAAAAACTTACAGAAGACGTAGAAAAATTAATTAGAAATGGATCCGGAGCACACTAATGGTTGAAGTTGTTTTTGCTTTATTACTCATTGTGGACAATAAAATTGTGGAGCATCGTATCCAAGACAACCTCAGTTCATGTCTCAAGGCCAAGCGATACGCTATGAAGGACAAAGGTGCTAAAGATAGGGTCACCTACCAATGCCTAAAGTCTAAGGCAAATATAGAGATATATATGGGGGAGAAAAAAATTACCTCATTGATTCTTGATTAATGAGGAAAGTTAATAAAAAGCGCAATCCTGTGGCAAAACAATTAAGACATTTTAAGAAAAAAGTGTTAAAGAATAAAAAAGCATATGACAGGAAAAAATTTCAAATTTCAAGCTGAAGTCGTCACAGGTAAATGTCCTACTTGTGAGGAGCTCACAATGCTAGTCGGAATTACAAAATCTTTTTTTAGGTGTATGACTTGTGGTGCAGATCTAGAACAACATATAAATGGTAAGATAAGTTATATACCAGCGTTGCATAGCAATACATTAAAATCTGATTTAACAAAGTATTTCGATGGCGAAGAAGTTTAAAGATCACGTAGCACACGAACCTGTTTTTCACAAAACTAGTATTGGACGTAAACCAAGTTTAACAAAAATGAACAAAAGTAAACGACGTAGTTTCAAAAAATACCGAGGCCAAGGAAGATAATGGAAGTAGCTTTAATATTATATATGTGTTCTGCAATAGAGAGAACTTGTTTAGATCCATACGTATGGCCAGAAACATTTTATGATAAATATGGTTGTATGGTGCAGGGCTACGAAGAAAGTGGAAAAAAGATAGCAGAAGTTGGGCGAAAAGATGTCAACCAATATGACCTTTATATTAAATTTGAATGCACAGAATTTAAGATAATTTTACCAAAACCTAAACCTAAAATTACAACCTAGAATTGTTCTAAAGTGTCTGTCCGTCCCAAGAAAGGGACGAACAAACAAAAGGTGTGAGAAGAGATCTTCTTTTTATATTAAATAAATAATACTTGCAATACTTGTTTTATTATTGTAAATTCCCATATCTATGAGAAGAATTAATCAAAGAAAGGAATAAAATGGCAGATCCAAACAAATTTAAATCTGTGTCTGTACCAATAGAAACCTACAAGAAACTTCGTTTTCTTGCTGCAGGTAAGTTTGTTGATGCAGAATTGACAGTTAGTAAAACAATCGAAGCTCTTGCTACAAGAGCCGCAAAAAAATTAGGATATAAAAATGGAAAAGCAAACAACAACTCGTAGAATTATTTGCTACGAATGTAAAGGTAATGGTTTTATACATGGTGAGGCTTTTCAAGTAAAACAATGTAAGGTGTGTGATTCGGAAGGTGAGTTATTATCAGATGGTAAGACTCACATGAAATTGATGAAGGTGGTGGACAATGCGAGATTGCAATGAACGATACCGACATTGCTTACATAGCAGGACTATTTGATGGTGAAGGGTGTGTATCATACAAACAATATATGCAAAAAAGAAAAGGTAGGAAGAAAGCCTATCCTTTCTGGCAAATCAGACTGGAAATTGCTATGACAGAAAAATCTATCTTAGTTTGGTTATGTGAAGTATTAGGTGTGGGAACCGTTACAGAAAAAAGATATAAGATAAAATATACATTAGGTTGGAAAAAACAATGGCGTTGGCGTTGCAGTCATCGTGATGCGTTTAAAGTTTGTTGTTTAATATTTCCATACGCCCATATTAAATTAGATAAAATACAAAAAATAATACAACATTACTCTGATAGAAAATTAAGAGTTGATGATAATGTAATTAATCTTGAGTGGTATAAAACTTGGATAGCATCTAATAGAGATTTTAAATGACATTTAAATTTGGTGTGGGTATGTTGGCGATGGGATTGATTGCGATTGGAATCGCAGCAATCATTGCCTATTTTATAATTAATAAGGTACATAATGAGAATAATACTGATAATTAGTTTTTTATTTTTAATTGGCTGTAGTGCAAAGTTTGATGGCTATGATCCTTCAACTGCTGTAGTAAGGTGGATAATAACAAATAATAAATGAAAACTAGAATACACGTAAACCAACATAAGATTAGATCTAACATGAAACATGGGACCAATGATCCTGTAATCACGGTTAAAACATCTAAGTCTAATACTTACACTCACAAGGTTGAAATAAAAGGACCTAGTAAAGTTATCTATAGTCCGGATAAACCATTGTCTTGTGGCGCGAAAGTGTGGATCGAAACTGAATCGGAGGTAATTACGGCGTGAAAAAAAATAATAAATTTAGATATCCTAAGACAAAACGTGAAATGATAGAGGGCTTACGTCATTATAATATTGATGATAAAGAAAAATTACCAAGTGTTACAACGATACTCAAAGCTACAGAGAGTGAAGAAAAGAAACAAAAACTAGCCGAGTGGCGTGAAAGAGTAGGTGAGGAAGCCGCAACGCGGATCGTGGATGAAAGTGGTGCACGAGGCACAGCGATGCACAAAATTTTAGAGAAATATATTTTAGAAGAAGGTTATGTTGACGAGACTAATGTAGGTAAACAAGCGCACAACATGGCAATTAGAGTGATTGAACAAGGGCTATGCAATGTCCCTGAATACTATGGCACGGAATGTACTTTGTATTACCCTGGACTTTATGCCGGACAAACGGATCTTGTTGGAGTACACAAAGGCCAAGATGCTATTATAGATTTTAAACAAACGAACAAACCGAAACGTCGAGAGTGGATCGAGGATTATTGTCTGCAGTTAGCAGCATATGCAATGGCGCATAATTTTATTTACCGGACACAAATTACCAAAGGTGTGGTTATGATGTGTAGCAAAGATAATTATTACCAAGAGTTTATTGTAGAAGGTAAAGAGTTCCAACAATATAAATTTAACTTTTTGAGGAGGGTTGATGAATACTATAAAACAAGAGATGCAAAGACTAAACAGGATAGCTAATCTCTGTAATAAGACGGAAGGTGAGATGAAAGAGATGTGGAAGCAAAAGTGGCATGAATTCTTTCTTC